CAATCTTATAACCTTCATTTTTGTGCAATTTACGAGTAAACACATTACCTACATGTAAATCGTTATGTGCTGCTTTTAAGTAATACATCGATAAAAGTCCAGTAACTGTACTCACAATACAACATTCCATCTTGTGAATATTATTTTTTATTCTTTTGTCTATCTTTTCGAAGAAATCAGCAACTTTTTGACCAGAAGAAGGTTTTGTTAAAATTGCATGATACATTTTATTTTTCAAAATGTTTTTTTCCTGATTAGTAATGAATTGCGCAGTAGTACGATCATCAATTGCAGGTCTTGAATCTCCCATTCGTCTCATAATAGAGAAATTTCGATACAAGTTCTCTATTGCAGTATGAGTATTCATACCACTATTCACTAACATTTCGTAAAATGTATTAAACGGACATAAAATATTAGCATAATAAGTCACGTAATTAGGATTCAATACTTTCCCACCTAAACCTCCTCTATTCATAAAACCTACAATGGATTTATAGAATTTAGCTTCATATACCAATGCTTTTGTTTCTTGGTTAGTACTACGGTCTGGTTTTTCAAATATTTTCATGAACACTTTTCCATCTTTAACAGGTTCTCCATTATAAGAAACACCTTTGAAATCAACTATCCAAGTATCACTAGGTGATGCGGAATCGGATTCAAGTCCTTTTACTTTTTTTGTGTATTTTCCAATATCACAGTTTATCATTTATTATTAATTTAAAAATAAATGATAAATTGTGTTAAGTGTTTGAAATAAATAAATAAAAATATGCGAATAATAACATTGTTTTCTGGTGTAGGTATGCAAGAAATTGCACTGAAACGAGCAGGTATACCATACGAGTTGGTATATTTCTGTGAATATGATAAAAAAATTGCTGAATGTTTTCAGTATATTCACGACGAACCACCTGAAAAAAACCTTGGTGATATTACAAAAATAAATGTGTCGACTTTAGATGTTGGTAAGATTGATTTAATGTTTTCTTCCTTCCCCTGTCAGTCGTTTAGTATGGCAGGGAAAAAAGAGGGATTTGACTGTCCCAAGAATGGTAGTATGTTTGACCATTCTTATAAAATCATTAAAAAGGTGAAACCCAAGGTCGTTATATTTGAAAACGTGAAGAACATAACGAATAAAAAATTCAATGCTGTTCCTTATATCCAATCGGAAATGGAGAAACTTGGTTATACTTGTAATCACAAGATACTTAATGCCGTGGACTATGGTGGTGTTCAAAACCGTGAAAGATGGTTTATGGTGTGTAGTTCAAAGACGTTTTCGTTTCCAGAACCATTCAAATCGGATAAAAAGGTAAGAGATTATGTGGAAACCAATATTTCCAGAAAATGTAGTAACCGTTTGTTGAAATATATGGGGAATGATGAGTATAAAAAAATATACAAGTCTTTTCGTGGTTTGAAAAAGGTTTTTGATGGGTGTTCTCAGGGATACTTTAATAATGGATTTACAGGTAGTCGAATATACAGTATAGATGGATACGCACCTACATTTACCACATCAAACGATGCTCATTTTTGGGAATTGGGTGGACGACTTTCAGCCCTAGAGAGGTGGCGTATGATGGGTTTATCGGATGATGATTATCACCTCTTAAAGTCAAATGATGTGAAAGACTCTCTAATTCATAAGATATGTGGAAATGGAATTGTTGTCAATGTATGTGAAGCACTCTTTCAAAAGATGAAACAAGATGGTATTTTGTGATTTAAAATAGTTTTTATAGTATAGGATTTTTTCATTTAGTAATAAATGAAAAAAAATCTACTTATATAATAAATGGTGGATAAAGTAAAAACTATTGGAAGCCGTGCCCAAGTAATGCACGGTACTGCTAAAAAGACTTCTGGTGGATTAGAAAAAAAGGATTTAAAATATAACAAACAAGGACGTATTGTCTCTAGACGTAAAAGTGAATTGGGACACAAACTATACAGTAAACATAAATCTACACTTAAAAAGAACCAGTATAAGAAGAAACCAAAGACTTCTAGAAAGAAACCAAAGACTTCTAGAAAGAAACCAAAGACTTCTAGAAAGAAACCAAAGACTTCTAGAAAGAAAAATACCAAAAAGTAATTTCGTAATATAACAATTTAAGAAAAACTTGATATATATTGTAAATATGTCAATATATATTAATTCTCAGATTATCCATATCATAGTTGATGTTATTATCATTATAGCAGTTTCTTTTTACTTCCATAAAAAGAATCAACAGTTACAAAAAAAGATAAAAGAACTTGAAGAAAAACTTGAAAAACAACAGAATGTTATAAAAGAACATGACATAGTTTTACAATCAATCTTATACAATATGAAAAAACCTTTAGATATTGTAAATACAACTCAATCATATAATAATCAGGTTGTAAAGGAAAGTCCGGAGGAAAGTCCGGAGGAAAGTCCGGAGGAAAGTGAACAAGGAAGTGTTGTTGATTTAGTAGAAGAGACGAAAATAGTTCACGTTGAATCGTCAGAAGATTTAGATAAAGAATTACAAAATGAATTATCTGAATTAGAAGAAAGTGTTAATGATCCGGAAAAAGAGGTTTCTGAATAATAAAGAGTTAAAGAAAGCTGATATATCTGTAAAAAGAGTATGGGTGATAGTCAAGATTATTTCACAGTTAGGACACAACCAAAAATAACAAGGAGTAATTATTTACCTAAATATAATTATCAGTTCCATCAAGATTTTAATATATGGTATTCTGTGTACAAGGAACATATCAATAACATGTTTAATATATTTTTAGATAACACTAATATTGACATGTTTGAAAATACAGATATATACAAAAAATTCGTCTATATGATTTACGATTCTTCCTATAAACACATAGACCTGTAATATATTTTTATAGTTTTAAGAATTATAAAAATATATATAAATGGATAACTGTTCTTTTTTTATTGATGATGTAGCTCTTTTCGGCAGTTTTCCGTCTCAAAAAGATGTTTTTGAACTTGAAAACAATGGGGTTCGATATTTCATAAATCTTACATACGAAGATGAAAAGAAAATTAAACCTTATATAACTCATTATAAATATATATCATTTCCATTAACTGATAGAAATGTACCTGATGATAACTTCAAATACTCTGTATTCATAAATAAAGTTGTTAATTTAATATTATCAGTTAAAAAGGGTGATATTATTTATATTCACTGTAAAGGGGGACATGGAAGAAGTGGTGTTGTTGTTTCATGTATATTATGTGTTTTATATAACTGGAAAGCGAAAAAATCTCTTAAATATACAAACATTAAACATAACGAACGTTTAAATATGAAATCTTTTTGGAGACGTATAGGTTCTCCTCAAACAAAACAACAAAAAGATTTCGTGATGGATTTTTATAAACCACTCTGTATTAACTCAATACCTATATTATGTTTGAATTCAAAGTCGACAGTTATTATGAATAAAAATAAATTCAATAATATAGTTGTCCTATATTTAAAAAATAGAAATCATTGTGATAGTTATAACTATAAACTTTTATTATATATTATCTTTTTAAAGGTTATACAAAATAAAGATGTTCTAAACACTTTATTAAACACATTTTCCAGACCTCTTTTATACATACCTGAATATAATGAACCTATATTGTCTAATTTACACATCGTTTTGATGTATATAAGATACAACTTGTTTAATACTTTTAACATTTACTAAACTTGTCATTACAAGTGGATTTCATTATCCATCCCCAACATTGGGTACATCTAGGTGTTCTTTTTTCCTCTACTGTGTTACCATTGAATATAGTTTTATCAGTAAAAGCAATTGATTGTGTTTCACAATTATTAAGTCTGTTGTAATACATTTATTTTGTGAAAAATAATCTTTTTGGTAAATAAAAATGCAACATAAATCAAAACAAATTGTAATTATTTTAATAGTAGTATTACTATTAGCAGGAGTGGGTGTTGGTCTTTACTTCTTAATCGAACATATTAGGAAACAACATGATAAAAATGTTAAACCTAAAGCTATAAGAACTGTAGGAGCTGATGACAAATGTGATAGCGCATGTAGTAGTAATCCTACATTTGCTGGAAAGACTATTGTCCACCAAGTCAACTGTCAGAATCCAGATGGTACTAAATGTGACGAAAAGAATTGTCCAAAAAAACCAACATTAGACAAATGTACATGTCATAAACCTAAACCTCCTCCACCACCTCAACCTAAATGTGAATGGAAACCAGGTGAATGGATTCCACAATAAAAAAAAAATATTATATAATAAAATATGGATACAACAACTATAATAGCAATAATAATAGGAATCATAACTGTAATAACTGTCGTAGTTGTTATAGTTATTCAAAATAAACAACCAACACCTTCTCCACCTACAACTGATTGTAAATGGATGGCAGGAAAATGGGAAATAGATAATAATACCCAAATGAATATTCAAGATACTAATTATCCTGAAGAATGTAAAGATGTAACAAACAATTGTGGTCTATGGAAACGTGATGTTACATGTACGTCATCTAATGGTGTTGGTAATTGTACTGATAATGATTGTACTGGAACAAAACCTGTCGGTTATATAGATTGTGGACCTTGTTCGAAGCATCCTAGACAGTTCAAAATGAAATTTTTACTTAATGTTCTAAGTAATAACTATGACTTATCTTCTAATTGTAAATTAGTCAAGTCTACACATTCAGGTAACCCATATCAATTAAGAAATATGGCCAAAGAATTGGTTGATACAGTTGTTACTTTCAGTAACAAAAATGGTGGTGGGTTTGATGTAAAAACACTAACAGGAGATAATTTTTTCTTCCAACAAGAAAATTTACCTCATGTTTTAGGATATAAAAATAATATATGGAGAGTGAACGAAAATACTGATTTATTTATTCGTCTATACAGTGATGAAACATATAAAAATGAGATTACAAGTACAAGGGATATTAATAAAAGTAAACAATATTGGTTCGTATTTGAAGACAATAATAAAAATAAATACTATCCATATCTATTGTTAGGTGATGTTTCATGTCGTGTATACTTATCAAAAACATCTAATGTTATAGATAATAACGTATCAGAAAACAAGCTAACAATTCAGTTAAATGATACGGACAAACCTAATCCTACTCCAACTGATAATATCATAAAAGTAGGTGATAAGGTGAAATTGCTTTATTTGTCGGATGATAAAAAATGGAATGAATTTAATCTGGGTGGTGCGAATGGAAGTTGGGTTGTGGATGGTGGCAAGGGTAGTTCTATAGAGTACCTTATAGTATCTGTTGATGGTAAACAACTAGGTGACCCAGTCACACAACAAGATAAAATTACATTAAAATTTCAATTACCTAACACTGTTATTTCGGTCATGTCGCGTTGGAATTACTATTTATACATGGTTGACGTAATTAATTTGGATTCATCTTACATAACGAAATTCCATATTATAACGAAAGACACAAATGGAATAAATGATGATGTTCTCAGGGAAAATACCGATTATATTTTACAAGATGCAGTTGCTCCTGGTAATTTTTTAGATAACAACTCCGAAAATGGAAAGTGGATGGTGTTCAAACTGAGAGACAAGAGTTTTGATCCCAGAATACTTAAATTACAAAAAGTATAAAATAATATAATAGAATTCTTAGTTGAAATTAATTTATTTCTATTATATTATCTTCACCGTGAATTTCTTTCTCACATAACATTGCTTTTGATGGTATTTTATCCCATAGTGATTCCTTCACTAAAATATTACAGTTGTCCTCTAATTCATAAAACATACTTCCCTGTAAATGTGTATTTTCTGCTAATACTTTGTAGTAACAGCGGTTATTTAATCTATCCACCTTATCTAAAATCATCTTCATCATATTACCATTATGGTCTTTTACAGTGAGCATCTTATCGTTAATTCTTTTACACACTGTATATGTATTTCTAGACGCGTCTGTATTAACAACATTCCACTTTTTTGTATTTTCATCTTTACAAAGTAAATCTATCTGTTTCTCCTTAACATCTCGTATCTTTTTCATATTACTAAAACCATGTTTATCCACCGTTTCTGACATTAATTCTTTACATTGTTGTATCTTATTTTCTAAAGCTTCTTCAGTGAAATCTATACCACTATTGCCTTTGAAATAATTATTAAGATTGAAGGTGTTGTTATTAGTTGTAATATGTTTAGGTTCTTTTGCTAGGTTTTTAATGAAATCATCTTTATCTTTTAATTCTAATTTATGTTCTTCCCTCAACTCTTTAATTTTACGTTCATAATATTCTCTCAGATCTTCTATTTTACACTCATATTCTTCTTTTTGTTCTCGTAATTCATCTTTTAGATGAGCTATTTTTCCCTTAAGACAACCATCTTTATGAATACTAAGTTCTTTTTGTGTTTTAAAATCATCCTTACACCATCTACATATATATTCATCTAACGTTTTATTCTCATTTTCTTTTAATCTTATTCTCATACATTTTTTACTATTAAGATGTCGGCGTAAATGTTTTTCAATTACTATAGTTCCACACCATTCACACTGTATCTTTTCATCATTACTTTCTTTTACAGGTGATTGTCGGTTCTCTTCTTTTTCCTTCTCCTCTCTCTCACGTTCTTCCCTTTGAATTTTCTCTTCCTGCACCTTTTGACACTTCTTTGTTCTCTGATGTTTTCTAATATTTGTATTTAATATACTAGATGAACAATGTTCACATTGTATTTTCTCTATGGTCATATATTCTCTTTTAATACATTGATTTTATTATCTTTAAATACGTTCTTCCATTTTCTTCCATTTTCTTCCATTTTCTTCCATTTTCTTCCATTTTCTTCCATTTTCATCGTTTTTATACTTTTTACAATTTTTCACTTTGATTTACAGTTTAAAAAAACACAAATTCCCTGAAAATACCCCCAAAATACCCCCAAATCACAAAATATAAAATTAAACTGAATTATAGTTTGATTTTATTTGTGATTTCCCTGAAATTCCCTGAAATTCCCCCAAAATCAGAGTTTTTAAAAATGGAAAAATCACAAATATTGGTTTTCCAAAATCACTTTTTACAGAATTCAATTTTAGATTGAAAATCAAACTGAAATTTTTATGTTTTTACATTTGTTAATTTCAGATTCTCAAAAATTTTTTTCTCTCTACACACAAAAAATGTGTGTGGAATAAATCTATGTTCATTTCTATAAACATAGATTTTCTGATTTTATTTTCTGATTTATCATGTGTTAACTCATCATTTTTAGATTAAAAATACTTTAAACATATAATATTAAAGATAATAATAAATGACATCTTGTAGATATATAGACCTTAACTCTGCTTACAGAGATAGAAATCAATATCCTAACCCTTCTGATTTTGAAGTTCCAATAGGTGCTCCATTAGCTAATAATAGTTATAGTGCACGTGACCCCATCAGTTTAGAACAACCTATAAAAACATGGTCTTCTTTTGTTTTTGACGGTAATGGAATTACAAACCCAAATGGAGGAAATGGTATTTACAATCTTACAATAGCTAAATCATCTGATGCTTTTTCATCAACTGAATTTATAGGTAATGCAACCGCTACGACTACATTAATATTAACCGATCTTGGTGTTGATGTTGAGGAATTTACATACACCACTGGTAGATTACAAAGGGAAGAAAATTATTATACTGGAGCCTCTTTACACATAGAAATTGGTACTGGTGAAAATAAAACACATCATGAGGCTAGAATATTACATTATAAATATATAGGTCATTTTCCAAATCCACAGGGTGATGATCCAGCAAAATCAAGAGATGTTGTACAGGTTACAGTTGACATTGTTTTAAATTTCGGAGATAAACACAACGAAACTATTGATATTCATATTGTTGATCCATCTTCTTTTACATTATTGAACGAGGCTCATATTTTTGTTCCAGCTTCTAGGACACAGGAAAATGCATATGTAGGTAATTATTTATACAATGAAACAAGATCTGAACAAGGATTAATTACATCATTCGATTCAATAACTAGAATAGTGACCGCGCAAGGAACATCATCGTGGACTCCATCGGATAACTATTCGATAAGAAAAGAACTACCATTCCTTGAATCACTGGGTAGTCCACTGGATGGAAATACCACTACTACTGTTAAATTAAATGGTGGTTCAACTGTTGATAATGCATATCAATATAAATTTTTACGTGTGAGAGCTTTAGGTAAATATGGTAATCAATCTATCGGAACTGCTGCTAATGAAGTAAGAATGATATCATCATATGACGGTGGAACTCAAATAGCCACTGTTTCAAAACCATTTTCCGTTGCACCTGAAACTACTTCATTTATACCAGCTTATTCATTTGAAGTTCTTAACTTTTCTTATGACCAATTTTCACCGTTGAATTATGTTGGAAGTATTGTCTCCCAACAACAATACGTGTGTTATGAAATAGAGTTATTACATGTCATATTACCTAATTTAGTGTTAGATAGTGGAATGGGTGGAACTATAGCGTATTATCCGTTTGTGTATGTTCAATTTACGAATAGTAATACGAATCAAAGAGATGTGATAATATCAAACAATCCTAATGCAAAAAGAGCATTATTTAAGGCGGCTGTTGATGATGTTAGTGATCCAACAAAAGCATCATTTATAAAAATAGATGGTGATGGTGCTCGTCAAACTATAAAGTTCAAACCGAACGATACTATTAAATTTTCTGTATTTTTACCAAATGGTGAATTATTTAAAACAGTTGTATCTGATACTGAAAGTCCAGAATTAGTTGAACCTACTGTTCAAGTAAGTGCTCTGTTTTCTATAAAAAGAATATCTTAATAGAATAAATGATTACAACACTTGATAATTATATGGATACCCACAATACTAGTAAAGAAGATGATATAATTCATCGTAAAGAATATGAGGAACATGTAAAAAAAGAGAAAGAATCTGAAACTAAAAAGTTATTAGATTACTTATTGGTTTCAAGTCTTTCATTGACAATAGCTTTAGCTTTCAATGATATGATGTTAAATATACTTGATAAGATTGCACCGAGTAGGAATGAAATACCAGTTCAATTCTTTTATATTATTTCCATGGTGACTATTTCTATAATATTAGCTAAATATATACTTTAATCTCATTTTAAAACTGATTTTTAAGTTTTAAAATAACATATTACCATTCATCCCAATTTGTTATTTTTGTTTTCCCTTCATATTTACATGCTAATTTATTTTCTATCAGATGTGTTGCCAGATCTAATCCATCTTTGTTTTCTATATCAACTAAAAGTCTTCCATATTTATCCCAATCACCACATGTAATTTTACATTTTTTCAGATTGAAATGTGTTAGGACTTCTTGTTTTGCTTTTAAAGCTAATTCTTTTTCTTTTACACTTTTAGTTTTAATTTCAGGAGTGTCGATACCTCTAACTCTTACTTTAAATGAAGTAGGTTTTCCATTGAAATCATCTAAAGCTATACGCATTGTATCACCATCATATATTTTAAATATTGTAGCATCATTGAAAATTTGTCCTTCGAGACTAAAAAGAGGTGGTTCTATAAACGAGTTCATTTTATTTAAATAGTATATTTATTAATATCTATTTCACCATCTATAATGTGAATCATTACAGAACCCACTTTAATATCAGCTTTTATAACTTTTCGTACACTGTGTGAGTTTTCATCTTGGTCGAAAACTGGTAACTTTACTGGGTTATTTCTCAAATAGATTTCATTTTGATCGGAAACTTGAACTTCTAATGGGTTTGAACGATCTAGAGTAGGTATATACTGAACTTTAGTTTGTCGAAGTAAAAAAGATGGTATTATACCTTTTACTGTTGATGCTTTAAAAATCTGAATAGCCTTACCTCTATCAATATTATTTAAGTTATTTATCTTTATAGGTAGAAAAAATGTATGATTTTCTAAAGTGTGTACAATGTTTTGTAAACCAGCTGTTTGTATTATATAGTGATAGTCTTTGTATTGACTATCACTATTAATAAAACCATAAAAGGAATTTGTATCTGTTTCACTTTCTTTTTTGGAAACCTTAATTTGATTTTGTAGGGACTTTGTATATTCAGGTTCCCATTCATATGTAAAATTATACGATTGTGTATATGGTCCAGAAGATGTCATTTTGATAGTTCTTTTATTCTATTCTGAATAATTTATTCTGTTATATATTTTTCAGTTTGTTTAGTAAATTTGTATTTAAAGGTGATGTTGGGGATGGTGGTTGTGGAAGTGTTGGTTTAGGAGGGGTAGGGGTTACCTGTACTGGAATAGTTTCTATTGCAGTTACATTATCTGGTTTACATTCTATGTCAGGTTTTACAGGTGAAGGGGAATCATTTATAGATTCTAAGAGTTTAGGAGTACTATTATCATTAACGGTACTGGATTTGTTGAAATAGTAATAATATACAAATACACCTATAGCAATTAATACTATTACTGCAACGATAACTTTCCAATTTTTCTTTAAAAATGCAACTACACCAGTTTGTGTTTTTACAAGTTGTGGTGTTGTTGTATTTTGTGTTGTATTTTGTGTTGTATTGGTAACTGTCTCAGCTGGTATTTCTCTACCGTTAATATTAATATCTACAACTACATTATCAGAATTATCCCCTATTGTTTTTAAACACAGGAAGTAATTCTGATACACATCTTTATTAGAAATTAAATTGGCTGATGTTTCACCATTTATAGTTTCATATGGGATATCACTTCCACTATCTAATGTTGTTTGATCCACAACGGCGAGTTGAAAAGATTTACCACTTCTTTCTTTAACAGAGAAGTTTATATCGAAATTAGTCAACTCCTTGTTCAAATCTATAAGTTGCATATATTTAGTTAGTTTAACCATTTTGTTTTCATTCATTTTTATGTATATGTCTTTTGTGTATATCCACGTGTTCTTTATATCAATTTATGCAAAACATTCCATTCCTTCTGGAGTACAAAATCTAGCGAGTACAAAGAAAAAATCACTAAGTCTATTTAAATATTTAAATATATTTTCTGCGTTTGGATTATTATTAAGATATTCCTGCTTGAGCCACATAAATCTTTCAACTTTCCTACATTGTGTTCTACAAACATGACATTGTGCATCTTGATTGTCAACACCTGGTAAAATAAATTTTGTAAGTGGTTCGTTTCTTTTGTCTATCGAGTCAATGTTATATTCAAGTTCTTCTATATCTTGATTTTCAATCTGTTTCAAAGTAGCTTGTTTTTTTACTGTAACTATATGACTATTAATAAACTGAAGATTAGCTTGAATCTTTCTTAAAAAGGACATATATTCAAAATCTTTTTCTAAAAGAGCACATAACATTCCGATACGAGATGATAATTCGTCGATTTCTCCTACTATAACAAAGCGATAATCAGATTTACTTGTCATTCCACCATCCCATAAAGCGGTCATTCCTTTATCACCTTTACGTGTATATATCTTCATTCTGTTCTCTTATTGATACATTATATAACTTTTAAATATCATTATTGTAAATATAGTCTATTCACCGTGGTAATCTTAAAGTCTACAATAGTGGGAAATTTCAGCTTATGTGTGGGTTTAATACATGTGACAGTAAAATTAAAACCATCGTTTGATAGTATAAACCATCCATTCTTAACTGTATCCAAAGTATTAATTATCTTAATATTCATAGAATAAGGAATTTCAAAATTTATACTTGTATTATAAAAATATAAATCATTATTTAAAGATTTAAATTTCTTTTTGTCTAATTTTAATGAAAAAATACCATTAGAATAAGATTTTAATAAAATTTTTTCTTCGGTATTAAAATTTCCATTATTTAAAATTTTAAGTGTTGGTGTTTGAAACAATACGTCTAAATAATTTGATACTGAGTAATCAATCTTATCATATATAGATTGTAGAAAATCTATACAGTCTTTATCCTTAAAAACATTATTTTGTGTAAGAGGTGGATTTAAAATTTCAGAGTATACAGTTTTACTGATATTAACTTTAAAAGTTATACTATAGTCTTTAATAGTAATATCACCATGTACATCTATTAACCCACGTATCCAATATTTTTTTAAATATTGAGGGATGAGATGAGGATTTTTTAAATATTTATACAACCATGGAGGTGTGAATATTTTAACACATGTAATTGTTATAGCTTGGAAATCTACATCAATTTCGTTTAATAGCGAAAAAATATTTTTAATTCGCTGATTATCATGTATATTATCTATATAAAATATAACATCATTATTTAGACTATTAAAACAAACGTTATTCCATAAACATCCTAAGATATAAGATGTTTTATAAGAAATTTCGCTATAATCATTCGCTATAACGAATTTACAATTTTTACATTCACTACAATAGTATTTACCGTTGTGTAAACTTTTATTTTTCAATATAGTTTCAAATTTTTCAACCTTTTCTTCTAAACATCTACAACAAATCTTTTGAGTCATTATAGAATACATGGGGTGGGTAATGTATTTTTTACTATCCACAAAGAATGGTTTTCTAGTTAAAGGATGTAATTCCCATAACATCACCAAGTCATCATAATCACAATATTTTTTGTCTACCATATCTTACTTAATAAAGCATTTATTAATAAACCGTTTTAAGATATCAACTGTATATTAATAAATGACACATAGAGAGTTGTTATATCCTGTTTTTTTAGACAGTTGTAATTATATTGAAAATATATTCTGGGAAAATATATTCGAAGAAATGGCGTATGGGAAATGTCCTATGGGTGTATTTTTTCATGGTGACTATATATGTAGTAAGATAAAGGGTAGAGAATTTTCTTACAAAATAGATAATTACAAATCAGCCAAAACTATATATAAAGATATACATAAAATCTTATCTGAAAAGATGAAGATTTTGTCAATACACGATAAAAACAAAATTCAAGATGAATATAAACTAATAGAAAACACCTTAAAGAATGAAAGGAAAAACTGGATAGACATAAAGAAAAAGAATATAAAAGAGACGTTCATAGAGACGTATATATTATCATCTCAAAAGAAGTATAACTTGTCTTTTGATAAAGCGAAAGAGTTATTATCTTACATATCAACTGCCATATCTCTTAAAAATATACTTTCAAGTGATATTAGTTGGGATGGTAAGAAGATTACAAATATAAATGGTATACGGTTTAAAAATGGTATTGTAATATATGATAATTTTAATAGGGAAAAGAGTTCAAATATAGCAGATGAAAGAAATATAATCTTTAAGAATAATTTAATGAGTGATAATTGGTATAAATATTTAAAAAATGAAATTAAAAATTAGATAGAATATAGTTACAGTAAAAAAGAAAAAGATGACATTGAAAGATATTGTAGTCAATGAATTAGTGAATAATATTTCAAACCTACCACCTCTTCTTAAAGAAGAGGTTATTCAAAAATCATTATATCAAATAGAAAAAGACATAAGAAAAAGAATAATAAAAGAAGAATCCGCGAATATATCAAAAGATATTTACAGTATATCAACAAGTGTATTTAATGATATAGTAAATGGGGAATATGTTCAATATAAATCAGATGATATATTATATAACACATCTATAGATATAGCTAAATGTATATACAATCAAAGAAGAGAATTGTATTGTTCTCAATACACACAACCACCTATGTGTTATATCAATAATAGTGACGACGAAACAGATGATTATCTTGATTACATAGATTATGAATAATACAAATCTACTATACTTTTAATTTTCATATGAAATGATTCCAAACTACTATTATTTAATACTGTGAAATCTGGTTTCATACAAGATAAAAATCCATTTTCACTTATATGTTTATTACTGCCACCAGCCTCTCTTTTTTTAATGTCTTTACGATTCATATCACGACGAATTTCAATCAACTTAAACCCATTTGATTTCAACATGTCAAACTCATTTTGAAATCTTACGTCTGTTACTATAATACCATCAACTCCTTGTTTTTCCAAGCGGTTGATTTTGGATTGCATCTGATTAATCCATATATTCACATCTTTTTTCCTCCCCCAATCTGTACCTATAACCTGAAGAAACAATCTATCTTTTTCCAAGGGTAAATTAAGTTCTTTTTGTGTCATTTCCATCAGTTTATATAACGGATCAGCAAACTTAACAATGTGTATATCACCGATATAATTATCTCGGATGAAATTACCAGCTTCATCTTTACCAGAACCCATCTTACCTATGAATGCAATTTTAATCATTCTGTTCTTAAATACAGTATATCTTGTTTTTATAATGATTTCAAAAAAATGGATACCAAAGAAGTATATGATGATCGTAAATCTGGTATAAGTAATTCTGGTAAAACAAAAACATTATTCCGAGTACATCCTTGTTATGAAGACGTAAATGATAAATCAACATTACAATTTTGGATAATTCATTATTAAACAATTTTAATCATTCTGTTCTTACATACAGTATATTATTTTCTAAATCTCCGACGTCGGTGACGACGATGTCTATACATAGGAGGTAATCTCCATCCATATGGTCTCCTAGGATAATATAACAAAGATTGTGGATAGTAACTAGGTATACTGGTTACATTACAGTTAGTTCTACAAACATCAGCAGATGAATATCTACCGTCTTTAGTTTGTACACATCTACCGTCTGAAGTACAATCCCATTCTTCTTCATCTTCATCATCTTCATCTTCATCACTTTCTATATTCCAATCAGGTATTATCATATTAGTTTTTTCATTATGTTTTTTCATGACAAAGAAAATAACAATACCTATGATAATGATAATTAATACCGAAATTAATATTATTAATATGTTATTATGTTTCATTTATTTAATTACAATATAACATAAAAAATATGATATTGTAATTAATTATAATTTAAAACTTAATTTATATATCTAATAAGAGAAAGATGATTGTGGAAGTTAAATATAGATATAAATTAAACCATGAATTAAAGCAAACTTTGAAGTCTATGGAACCAGAATTTGGTTTTAATGGACTTGGAGAAGTTGTCTTTAGAAGAACATATTCACGTGACAATGAAGATTGGGCGGATGTTGTAATTCGTGTTATTGAAGGTGTCATCACTATTCGTAAAAACCATTATTATAAAAATGGTATCGAATGGAATGAAAAGGAATGGGATTCTACAGCTGAAAAAATGGCTTTATCTATGTTTAAAATGGAGTGGCTTCCACCTGGAAGAGGATTATGGATGATGGGAACTCCGTTTGTGTATGAACGCGGTGCAATGGCTTTATACAATTGTTCAGCTACGGATAGTGAAAAAGATTTCGTAAAGGCAGCCCATTGGGGTATGGATTGTCTTATGAATGGTGTCGGTGTAGGTTTCAATACAAACTGGAAAGGTAAAGTTTCTTTCCCTAATAAATCTGAAATTAGAAAAGTTGTGATTGAAGATAGTAGGGAAGGGTGGATTGATAGCGTTGCAACTCTAATGAGAAGTTTTGTCGCTGATCCTGAAACAGGTCGTCCTGAACAAGAATGGTTTCCTGAATTCGATTACTCCAAGGTGCGAAAACAAGGAGAAAAGATTAAAGGGTTCGGTGGAACAGCATCTGGACCAAAACCTTTACAGGATTTACATGAACGTATTGAACGGTATTTTATGGATTTTCTTTCTGATAATCCAGACTACACACACTCTAGATTGGTAGCGGATGTTTTTAATGCTATCGGTGCATGTGTTGTTGCAGGTAATGTTAGAAGAAGTGCTGAGATATGTCTTGGTTCTGCGGATGATACACAGTTTATGAATCTTAAGAACTATGAAAAACACCCAGAGAGGATGGAAATTGGATGGTTATCAAACAACTCTGTCCTATTGAAAGATACACCCACTAATGAAGTGTTGAAGGAAATGGCACAAAGAATTAGTGATAATGGTGAACCAGGTATGTTGAATTTAGCCAACTCACAACGTTATGGGAGAATGGGTGAAGACAGAGAAGATAAGACTGCAATTCTAACAAATCCGTGTGTAACTGGTGATACATGGGTTATGACAACAGAAGGTAGTTTTCAGGTAAAAGATTTAGTGGATAAACCACATGACGTTTTAGTTCACGGTAAACCATATAAAAGTTTATCTGGATTTTTTTCAACTGGTGTGAAAGATGTTTATCATCTTAAGACTAAAGAGGGTTTTAATATCAAACTAACTGATAACCATAAATTGAAAACGTCTTGTGGAAAATGGGTTGAAGTAAAAGATTTACAAGTAAACGACACACTTTCTTTACATAATCATCGTGAATTTGATTTTACTATAGTTCAGGAAGATTGGAAAATGGGGTGGTTGTTAGGGACATTATTTGGTGATGGAACTTTTGATTACAAACAAAAAAGGGTAATTTGGGATTTCTGGGGTAACGATCAATGTGATATGATTTCTAGAGTAGAAGAATATTTGATTGAATTGGGATTAAGAGATGAAAATCAGAAATCGCCGACTGAAAATAATTCAGGTACCCATACTAGAATAACTTCTTCTCAGTTTGAATGTTTTACTGAATATATCAAAAAGGGTAAAGTATTGACAGATAACATCGAATCTTCATCTTTATCTCTACAATCAGGATTTTTACAGGGTTGGTTTGATACGGATGGTTGTGTTTGTGTAAATAATAAAAAGGGAAGTTCAATTAGGTTATCATCTGTAAGTAAGAATGAACTGAAAAGAGCACTTCGTATGTTATTAAGACAAGGTATTAGAGGTAGAATATATGAAAATAGAGAGAATGAAGGATATCGTCAATTACCTGACGGTAAAGGTGGAGTTAAATTATATTGGTGTAAATCATGGGATGAGTTGGTTGTTTCAAGAGATAGTATATTCCAATATCATTCTAGAATTGGGTTTTCACATGAAAATAAAAGGAGAAAGTTACAATTGATTATCGACGGTATGAAAAGAAAACCATATCAAAGTAAATGGTCTGTAGAAATTACATCTATTGAACCAGTTGGTCAGGAAGAAGTTTATGATTGTGTTGTCGAGGATGTTCACATGTTTGATGCACAAGGTTTTGTATCACATAACTGTGGTGAAATCTCACTTGCAGACAAGGAGACGTGTAATCTTTCTGAAATCTTCCCAACAAGGTGTTACGGTCCTGAAGAGTTTTTCAATGCTATTCGATACGCAACCTTGTATTCGTCCACAGTGGCTCTATTACCAACCCATCGTAGAGAAACGAATAATATTATTATGAAAAATCGTCGTATCGGTGTAAGTATTTCTGGTATAGCACAATGGGCTAGTGGATTTAATAAAGAAGGATGGTCTAAGAATATGAATTATTCTGAAATTTCCAAGTATCTAGACAGTGGATATAAAATTGTTCGTTCGGAAAATAAAAGACTTGCACGTGATGCAGGTGTTCCTGAAAGTATCCGAGTTACCACCATTAAACCAAGTGGTACTATTTCTTTACTGGCTGGTGTTACACCAGGTATTCATTTCCCAGTCTCAAGATATGCTATTCGACGTATTCGAGTTGGTACACAATCACCTATTATTGATGCACTTCTTAACAGTAATGTTCCAAATGAAGATGACCAATTCAGTGCAAACACTAAAGTATTTGAATTCACCATCGATCACGGACCTGTAAGACCATGTGAAGAAGTTTCACCTTGGGAACAATTTGCATTGATTAGAATGGTTCAAAAGTATTGGGCTGATAATAGTGTTTCAGCTACTGTTTATTTTGATAAAGAATCGTGTAAACCTGAAGAAATTCAAAAAATGTTGGATTTGTATATCCCAGAATTAAAATCAGTTTCTATGTTACCTCACAGTGGTCATGGATATGCTCAAGCTCCATATGAACCTCTTACAGAAGAAGAATATAATAAACGTGTAGAAGAAACCAAAATTGATTTCTCCAATACAAAGGGTAATGTTCCATCAGGTAGTGTTTATTGTACTGGTGATAATTGTGTACGTGTTTAACAAAATAGTAAGATACAAGTAGAAATCTATTTTATATAGAGATAACCACCAAGTTGTGGTGTCGGTGGTTCTATATAAAATAAAATACGGATTTATCCAGTGTTTATATCACTACCATTTAATAATTTTTTATTACAAGATGGTCTTTGTTTATTTCATCACCAATTCTATTAGAATGAATTTTAAAAAATCTTCATATTCTCTTTCTTTTTCTCTTACTACTGTAACCAACCCATCTAATAGCATCTTTACTAATTGGTTTATCTTTAAACACACTGACTATTGCCGAATCTGCATATCCATAACAATTATTTGGATATGATGTTTTATTCTTCCAAAGATAAGGCATTTCTTGTTTCCATAATTCTGCATGCAGTAAAATATCTTTTAGTTTAATCTTATTCTCAGGTGGTACTTGCTGTTCTCGGAGAGTACAAACAAACCAGCTCGCGTTAGGATGTTGATGATGTTTAAGTCTAGTATCGTCGTCAATATCTGTTATATCTCCATATTCTAAAATTATCATACGTGCATCTTGTAATCTTACAACCAGAGCACCATGTACCATATTTTTACAATCAGCATCATTTGAATATCCTATTGCTGAATAACTAATTACGTTTGCATTAGAACCTCCTTTGGTTTTTTTTTCAACATATTTTTTAGAATCATTATCTAAATCTGATATTTTTCCGTTAATATCCAACAAATCAAACCGTCGTTGTTGAGCCATTTTATCTATATATTATATTTTATAAAAATAAAATATAATACGGATTCAGTCCACAATGGTTTAGTGAATTCTAATAGCAATGAAAACACCTATTAAGTAAAATAGTGTATCAGTTACTGTGTTGATACAGGAATCGCCTTCATAATTTTCTTTTTTACTAAATAACCCTAATACTTCAAAAAAGTTCATTATAGGAACAGGTGTTATGTTATAAATTAATTCATGTGTTTTCTTCCAGTTTTTTACAGACACTCTAGATGATTCAAGTATTTCAAACACTTGATGACCTATAACAGATATTATTATAACTAAATTCTTTGGTAATTTAGTTCTTAAAAGTAATTTAGTAAACAAATAACCTGCTAACAAATGTATAAAACTCCAAATATCATTATATCCAAGTGATGTGTTATTTTTCATTCTCTTTAATACTTATGTAGATTAATATACCTACACAAAAAAATAATGTTTCAGATGCAGAATTTATAGGTCCATTACCTTTATATTTATACCATTCTGGTTCATCAACACTACGTGGTTTTACTATATTATGTTTAATCATCAATTCAACTACATAATCAGTTGTTTTCAAATACTCGTATAATTGGTGAATAATAATAGCTATTAATATTTGATTTTCTAATTTAAGTTGGGTTGATGATAGTATCCACATTACTAGAACACCAGATGTTATATTTAGAATAGTCCATTTGTCAATAATATTCATTTATTTATATACAGAACATTGTAAATATCTTCAACTGTTAATGTTTCTATAAGAGGAACAGCATTGTTTTCTACGTATTGAAACAAAAGTTCTCTTAAATCCCATGATAAATCCCACTTTTTATAATCATTTTCATCATCGTTAGAATAATCGATATTTTCTTCGTCACTATAAATTTCACTCGGTTTTACTTTTTTATCGAGTAAACTATATTTGTTCTTTTTACGAGTCATAACAGTTCTATTAATAGTATCATTTTATCACTTTAGATAATTCTTTTGGACCCACCATTTATCTTCACAGAATTTTATAGCAACAGTTGGATTTCTAAATCTATTTAGAACACATACCGCGTTCAATTTTTGTATAACGTTAACAGCGCCATATGCCTTTACTGCTTTATTAAGAGCCCTATGACGAGCAATTTCACTCTTTTTAGAGCTGTAACCAAAACGTCTTAAATCACCTTTATCGGTGATTTTAATAAGTCTTTTCTTTTCTACCATTTTATTTATAATGAAAATTATTTACATCTATCGGAAAAAATACACTTTCTCCTTACAATTAACATTATAACAACCAACACTGTTAATACAATCAACAAAAGATAAGGTACAGGATTTGTAGGCATGATACACTTAAAACATATATTCTGTATAGAGGATTCATGTGGTTTTTGAGTTATAGTTTTAAAAATTTCTTTATTTATTGATTTATCTAATTCAAAAATATAATTCTTATACCAATCTACTTGTACATCAATAGGAAAAAATCTATCAATAAACTTTTTACATACATAGTTACTACTACAGTAAAAATGTGAACCTACAAAATTATCACCCTCCATAAACAGTTCACTAATATAAAAACTACGTGGTTTAGATAATGCGTTATTTATTTTATGTATATCGTCTTTGGATATTTTTTTACTAAAGTCTGCATCTTCCTCTATAATAGTGATATATGGTATATTATCATTAACACATTTTTTCCATAGTTCGTAATGACTAAACGCACAACCTATTGCCCCCAAAGTTGGAAGTCCTTTGAAACTGTCCCTACCATATTTTAAATCATCATAACTTCTAATAGTTATAATATTATCTTTAAACAGATCTTCTTTATTGAACTTTCTTCCATCGATAGCTTTGAAATGATTTATATCAATAAACCCTTGAGACTTCAAATCGTTCTCTAAATCTATGTTTCTTTCAAAACTAATATAATAGAGAGGTACTTTGTAAATATCAACTTCTTTCATTTATTTTATAAATATATTACAGAATGATATTTAAAAAATAAGCGAAAATACAGTAATATGAAATGACAAGACAAAGAATAAAAGTTGTAAAGATACATTTACAAAATAAAAACATTGATAAACATCCACAACGGTTTCCTTCTTTACCTAGATTATATCTTGAAATTATAGAAAACAAGAATAAAATATATCAAGATTTAATTAACAAAGAACACGTAGCAAAGCCACAAAATATACAATCTTGGGATAATGATAATGAATCAATATATTCATCCTCGTCAGATGGTTCTATTAATCGTTTTGATTCAATACAAAATAAAACAGTAGAAGATTATGATAAAGTAGATAGGGACTCACAAGTATTATCGTCTAGATTAAATGATCTATTACAAGATGATTCACCTGGATACAAGGAAAATTTTGATAAATATAGTATACCACGTGACCCTAGGGGTGCAATGAGAACACCACCACCTCTTTCTGAAATACAGGCTACTGGTGGATATGAACCTACAAAAGAGTTGATGGATATGAATCAACATTCAGCTATACAACATTCAGATCCTGTTGATGATGATATGAAACGTGAATTATTGTTTAAATTTACATTGCTTAAAAAATCATATCCAACAGCAGATATACCAGACTATAGTATTCATACTGATTATAATACTATGAAAAGGTCATATGATGATACAGTCCGTTCTCTTTCTATAGATTCATCAGTTGAGAATTATAAAACCTATTTAATGTATGGTTTTATGGGTTGTGAATTTGTATTTGGTAACTTTTTAGGGTTTGATATGTCTGGTTTTACTCAACAACAAGTTTCTCAAATGAGTCAGTATGAGAAATTACTTGTTGAGATTGGTGAAAAATCATACGTTCCTACAGGTTCAAAATGGCCTGTAGAATTAAGATTGTTATTCTTGATTATAATGAATGCAGCGTTCTTCATTATTTCCAAAATGTTAATGAAAAAGACAGGGTCGAATATATTAAGTATGTTTAATAAAATGAATAACAAACCTGAAGTAGTAAAGAGTTCTAAAAAACGTATGAGAGGACCTAATGTTAATTTAGATGATTTAGAAGATTTAAACGAAGTTAATTAAAATAATATATTCAGTAAATAAAAAGAATGGAAAAACCTTGTACTAAACCAAATCAAATACGAAACCCTGTACCTCCTCATCGTTGTATTAAAATAGGTGGTCCTACATATCTAAAATTAGTAAGGGAAGGGAAAATAAGTGTTTCAAGTCAAGAAATGGTAGTTCAACCTGCTTTAAGTATAACGGAAAAACCTTGTACTAAACCAAATCAAATACGAAACCCTGTACCTCCTCATCGTTGTATCAAAATAGGTGGTCCAACATATCTAAAATTAGTAAGGGAAGGGAAAATAAGTGTTTCAAGTCAAGCTTCTGTAGTTCAACCTGTTTTAAATATAATGAAAAAACCTTGTACTAAACCAAATCAAATACGAAACCCTGTACCTCCTCATCGTTGTATCACAATAGGTGGTGCAACATATCTAAAATTAGTAAGGGAAGGGAAACTAAAAGTTGAATTAGAACATAAAAATTTTTTAGCAGAACAAACTTATAATCAACTAAAAGTAATTGTTGATAGTAAGGATGAGAAATCACCTTCACCCAAGAAAGTAATTGATGATAGTAAGGATGAGAAATCACCTTCACCCAAGAAAGTAATTGTTGATAGTAAGGATGAGAAATCACCTTCACCCAAGAAAGTAATTGATGATAGTAAGGATGAGAAATCACCTTCACCCAAGAAAGTAATTGATGATAGTAAGGATGAGAAATCACCT